GATATAGGTTGAAAAGACAGGGGGGGTGAACTGTCGTGCTAAAAAAACCCCTTGTGAGCGTGATCCTTTAGCGCTATTACACTTACCACACGCACTCATTAAGTTCTCTGGGTTCATGGCTTGATCTGGATGCTTGTTAATAGGCAGGATGTGATCGACTGTCGTTGCATCTTGTCCACAATATCCACAAGTGTACCCGTCTCTAGCCAGTATGCGTAGCCTTAATGCTCGCCACTGTCTGCTATCTCTTGGATCTTTCTTTCTTCGCTTAGTCATCTCTTAACATTATCCAAGTGTGATCATTACTAAGCTGAGTCTTTAGTCTATGGCAATTAGCACACAATGTCTGTAAGTTACTTATGTCGTTATTAGTGTGATCACCATCTATATGATCTACATCTAACTGCACTGCATGTACAGGGATAAAGCCACAGAACTCACACTTATCCCCTTTGTGTAGTCTGTATCCACCTTCTCTACACTTCCAGCATAAGCGATCAAAGAGCTGTAACCCTGATCTGGTCATGCCTTTAGATCTTTGTGGTCTACCACAATGACAGAAGTCTCTTACTGTTCTAGGCATTTAGTGCCATCCCTTAGCCTTCCAATGATTCAAGGCTATGCATGGCTCACCATACCTATGACCTATGTAGTTCAATCCCCATTGTATCTGAGTATAACCATCTTGGTCTTTAAGCCATGTACTTCTACCTTGAGGAATACCATAGTGAGATCCATTAGCTGCTTTAGGATTCCATGCTGATTCTTTACCATAGAGTATTGCTAAGCATTTATATTCTTTTAAGTTATAACCTAATAGATGATAAGCATATTCTTTATAGCTTACGAATTGCATTGGTTTAGATCCACCTGCTTCAGGCATTAGCAATAGAGATATCCCAATAGCTACTAGCACCCCGCGAGCTACGCCCCTAAGGGGCTCGCGGTGAGCCTTTGAGAGGCTCTGCGCCGTTAGCGTACCATCTATGTCAAATCCATTTGTATAAGTCCTGCTCAGAACGGCGTGTCGTTTCATAATGTCTCCTTATTGTTACCCTGTGGATAACTTCTGTGGATAACTATTTATCGGTAGAGTAGAAGCCCTTGCCCTTAAAGTGTGTAGCTGCTGCTCCTATAACCTTGACCATAGGCTCATTGCAATAGTTGCATAGCACTACTGGTCTATTGTGCCATCCATGATTGATCTCTTGATTAAGATTGCATCGTGAGCATTTGTAGTCATAGGTTGGCAAGTTAAGCACTTCCTTATCATGTATGACCCACATCCAGAGCATCGGTCTATGTCTGCTTCAGTAGGTTCTTTGTCTAAATGACCATATCTTAATATGAGTAGTGGCAAGAGATCCTCTAAACGGATGATGGCGGCATACTCACGCGCATCTTCACCCTGTCCGTTGAGTCTAATTACTCCGAAGCCTAATTCCCCCGAAATGGCTGTCCGAGCTTTCAATTGCTTTATGTATGCAAGAGGTTGAAATCCAGCACGGGCTTTGACTTCAACATCGAACGGCACATTAACAATATCCTTGCCACTACCCCTTCCCACACATGCGCCCTGCCACCAAGTCGATAGGTACTGTGCGACTACGCGCTCTGTGCGGAAACCTCTGTGCTTCCTTGCTTGACTAGCCATTGAGCATTAAGCCCATTGTTACGCCTGCAATAAACATCACGATAATCATAGCCGTGAATAGGTTTTCTCTATCCATTGACTGCCTTGCACTTCCTGCATTGCCATGTGCCGACAATAGGCTGATCATCCTTGAACTTAATCTCAGCTACAATATCGTGAGCTTCTGTAGGCTCATTGCATAACTGACAGTTAATTGTGTCAAACAGTGGCACATCTTCTAAATTAGTCCACACGCCCGTAGTCTCATCGAAATACTCTACATGCCCCATGATTAGCCCCTTGCCTTTTGTGGTTGCCATTTACCATCACTGCCTACTACATACCATAAGGCCGGGCACTTAGGCTCGCCGCCTTGATGATTAACGACAGAGCACATAAAGCCACCCCATGCCTTGCCATTCTTCTCACCCTCACGCCATTGCATGTGTCCATGCTTGCATGATGGGCTTTCCTGTGCTTCACCTGTTCCCATTACAGCTGCAATAGTCTCCATAGCCTTGTCAAGTGTCACAGGAGCTGCAACTACTTTGTTATATTCATTTACAGGTGTAGTCCAATAATCCTGATCATCTGCCTTGACATCTTGCACTGCTGGCTTAATAACGCTTGGGGTTACTACTTTTGTAGCAACGACCTTGCTCATCTCTTCTCGGCTTGGTCTCTTTCCTTTAGGCGCATAACCTGCATTTGCAAGTGCTCTGCCGATTGCCGAAGTCTCGCAATTCTCCAATGCTGAAGTCTGATTAACGCCACGGCTACTAACTGTTTCCTCAGCGTACCCTGTTGCCCACGCAACGCCATCGCTAGCATCCTTAAATAGATACGCCTTAACAATGTATCTAGATGCCTCGACAACTTCAAGCTCTGTTGCAATGCGAAATGATGGATGATCTTTAATAAACTTTTCAAGGCGAACCTCCACTGGCTCGTAATCGGCTAAATTAAACATAGAGATCATTCTCCTCGGTTGCTAGTTGTCCTGCGAGTGCGCCATAGCTGCATAAGTCAATCCAGTTGTCGATATGTTGGGCTGACTGATTAGTCCTTGCAAGTTTAACGAGCACCATGATCCCTGCCACCTGATAGTCGTGTATCGGTATTTGTAGGTATGCTGAGAGGAGCATTGCGGTGTGTTGCAGGTTATCCGCAGGGTGACCGTATGAAAGCCCACGGTCACGGATCGTGTCGGTGGCTGTAAGTAGGATTTCATTGGCTCTCATTCTTGACCCTTGATGCTGCGACCTCGGTGATAGCCATCGCGTACGCCCTTTTTGTAGGCTGTTTTCTGCACATCTATGATCACTATAATAAAGCCTATAATCATTCCAATAATGCAGATTAACAGCAGCTTGTCTGTGTTTGCCATTTCCGTACCTATCTGCCCCAATGCCCTTGATTGGGTACAGGATTAGTGTTGCATAACTGTGGCTACAATGTGGCTACATTGTGTAACGAAACGATAACGATTTAACGCGGTCTACCGTAGGACTTTCCAGACACTATGAATGTTCCGTCCTTTTCAATGTGGATAAGATCAACCTGAACCTTAGCCTTATTGACATAAATGATTGCAAAAGCCTGCTGCCAGTTGGCTACACCCTTGGTATAAGCAGCCTGCTTAAAGTCCATGAGATTGCCTACCTCGACACCATGCAGGACACGCCCTATACGGCCTCCTGAGGCCTCTGAGAAGGCCGAACGCCCTGCTCTGTGTGTATGACCTGAGATGACATTCTTGCCATGCCTACGGGCTGCTTCTAGGGCTGATAAGCCCCCTTGTGGCTTGATAGGGGTATGGTCACCATGAACAGCAATCCAGTTAGGTGCAATAGGCATAGGGTTCTTGTGAAAGGTAATGCCTAGTTCATCGAACTTCATAAACTTCTCAAAGCGCAGCTCTGGCAGTGCTCCGAAGGCTGGCACTTTAGCCATGATGATGTTATACAGGCGATCTGTGTGATTAGATCTAATGCAATCTGTAACGCCTAAATCCCAAAGAAGCTGCACTGCTTCATTACGATCATCATCTAGGGTCTGGGCATAAGAGCCCATGCGACCTTCTTCCCACTTGCTTATCTGTGGAAGATCGATCTCATCGCCAATGGTTACTACTTGGTCAGGCTTAAACTTAGAGATAAAGCTTGCAAGGTTACGAGTAGCAACCCTGTCATGATAAGGAACTTGAAGGTCACTTACTACGACTATTCGCTTAATCGTCATCCTCATCTTCGTAATCGCCTAACTTCTCTGGCGGTACTTGATCTGGAAGAATCCAATGAGGATAAGCCTGTGGCTCTGTAATCATGAACATGGCAATATCTTCTGCGAAACCTGCTCGCTTTAACGATAAGAAGTATTCATAAAGCCCAATGCAGTAAGCATCAAGCTTTGAGTAGCCTTGCTCCTCTAGCGCCTTGGTTGCTTTTCTTGCCATGGCACTATGCTACCTGTCAAGTAATATGTTATAGATCTCATCGACTCGCGTGTTGAGTCTTTTGATCTCAGACAACAGATGAGTAATTACATAGCCAGACAAGCCACCAAGTGCTGCGATGGTGGCAAGGTAGAGCGTGAAGAAGTCTGACTGTGTCACTTCTTAATGCCCATAGAAGGATCATTAGGAGATAGGTAACGCAACACAGGTGGAATGATCGATGCGATACCAGCTGCGATGAGTGCCTGAGGATCTGTCACTCCTGCTGCGTACATTGAGATTGCTGCGACTAGGAAGGCTCTCGCCCAAGATCCTGCTGCTGTCTTTAGTTCATTCATTACTTGCTCCTAACATAGGTACTTGAAAAAAAGCCCCGTCATTATCAGCTTCTTTCTTAAAGCTAACATGAATGTGCTTAGTGTGTTTGTTAGCCCCTGTGTACTTGCGCCACTTCCAGTTGAGGATGTGCGAGCAGATTCGTCCATCGTAAATGATGTAAGCAATACGCTTGTCTGCTTTTGCCTTTGATAAGGTACGAAGCTGATCAGCAAGATCGCCCATGATGTCTGGCTTTCCGCCTTTGAATAAATCTTTGTCCACATCAATGGCGCGAACCCAGCCCTGCTCATCTGGATTATGATCAGACTTGCGAGCAGCGTGTCTTGTGTCACCGATCCAGCCATCCGATGTGCGGTCACGATCTGGGAACGAGTCATCGAACTGCTCGCGTAGTTGTTTGGCAGCTTTACTTAGCTGAGGTTTCATCTAACCAAGCCAGATAGTCAGGGTCATCTTCTGTGCAAGTGACACGGCATAAGCCGTCATCATCAATGCGAGCGTAAATCTTTACGCCTTCAACTTCATGCAAAAATTCGTATTTCATTATAGTTCAGCACTCCATCCTAAATAGGCATTTGTAGAAGAATTACGCATACAAGTACCACTACCAAGAGTCAGAACAGCAGCTGTTCCAAATCCAATAAATCCTTCAGTAGTATCGGCTGTATTAAAAGTAGGAACAGAAGTTAAAGGTGTATTTGTGGCACCATTTTTGACGCCATAGTCAGAGGCAGTACCACTTTGTTCTAATGCTGTTGGTGCAGTTCTCATATTGACTGGAAACTTAAATCCAATTTCTCCAGCTGTTGTGCTTACAGCAAATCCATAACCAAATCTATTTGTAACAGCACTTGTAGGCTGGAATCGATAGTAATATCTCTGGCACATAGCCAATTCAGCCTGTGGGCTTCCACCGCTTGCAGTCTGAAATGGAGTTGCCTTTGAGCCGTACTCGACCTGCACACCCCAGAAATCAATAGTAACCGATTGAATTCCAAGTGCTCCTGTGTAAGCATCGCGAGTTGATCCAGCAGAAGTAATCAAAAAGGTTCTTAAACTACTGTTTGCATTTGTTCCTATAGTTTTACCTGAAAGGCTGGCAAGAGTAAAAGTTGCACTATAACGAGCCCAAGAGGAAGTTATTGCTAACTTAGAACCTTGCTGTGTAGTTGCAGAAGGTGAGCCACCTGAGCCAAAATCTTGCCACAATGAAACCGCAACATTAGGTGTCCCAGTTGAGGCTTTAGCCCAAAAAGACATTGTTACTGTTTGACCTGCAAAGGTTCTTACATTTTCAATCTTTTGACCAATAGCGGTAAAAGCCGTGTTTAATGTCTGTCCAGTTGAAACCAATCGAGCAAAGTTAGTTGCTTCATATCCTGCAACTGGAGCTGCTCCAGCAGTAAAGGTTTGAGCAGAATAAGTGCTTGTTCCGTCATCCGTGCTTAAAGCGAAACGATCAAAAACAAAAGTGTTAGTCGTTGTCGTAGAAGTAGCAGATCTCTGATTTATAGAGAAGTCACCATTGATAATCTTATTCTTGCCTGCTTGACCAAAGCCAACATTCCAGACAGAAGTGTCAATGGCATCGCCTAATGTGCGAATGTCTGCCGCGCCATTTTTGACAAGGCTACTGTTGTCTGGCTCTGGCCAAGAATACTGAGGTGATAGTGCCATTAGGTTAGTGCTCCGATCGCGTTAGTCCAGTCAAGTGTACCATTCACGCCTGTCCAGATGAGAGAGGCTGGCAATACTGTTTCCCATTGTGTGGTAGTAAGTGAGAAGTCTGTTGCTGAAATGTAGAGGGTAATCTCTACAAAGCTAGGTTTTGCCCGTAATGCGACATTCTCCACAAAGCCGTCGAACTGGCCATCAAGCAAGTTAGAAGGCAAGTTAGTAATCTGCATAGGCTGACCAAAAAAGACCCCGATAAGACTGTCAAGCATCGCACTCGGCATGTCGGGATTATCTAGGCGAAAGGTAATTGCCCCTAGTGAGCCGCGTGGATTCTTACGCAATAGAAGCTCTCTAGTGCCGATCTGAGTGATGTCGGCAAGGTTCTTAATGTTAGAGTCGAATGAACGCTCAAAGAGCCCGTAAGAGGCTATGGAGTCGCTATCTGAGGTGCTGTAGGTTGAGGCGTATCCTGCCCCGTATCGATAGATAAGGCTGTTACGGATGCGAGCAATCTGAGTTGTTGCGGTGATAGAGGATGGTGTTGCATATGCGCCATCGATGTTAGTAAAGCCGTTTGCTGCAAGATAGTTAGATCTGTGGTCTGCATCTGCATAAGAGACATCTCCGTCCTTTTCCTCGTAGATCTGACCTAATGCGCTGGTCGAGATTTCATCGACAAGGGTCTGAGACTTAGCAGAAGCACTAGCTGCAAGTGCAATCATTGTGTAAAAGCCTGAGTCAATCTCACCGATATAAGACTCAGCAGTTTCCCAAGTCTGTGTGGCTGGATAAGTATCCCAAGTTACAGTAGGTGTGACTTCTGCCCATGACAGGTTAAGAGCTGATCCTAGAATGGCTGCAATCTGTGCGCCATCTAAGCCTTCTGCTAATGCTGTGTTATAGACAACTTTAGTTAGTTTAGCCAGTGACCCAATGCCTAAGATAGTGCCAGTAGTTATGTAGCCTGCTTCTTCAGGGCTACGCACACCGATGTTAAAGTCTGATACCTCGCCACCGAATACAGTGACATATGTGCCAGATGAGTTCTTAAGCTCTAAAGTAATTGGCTCTGTGACATTGATAGTAAAGGGTGCATTTGTTGCATTGATGATCTGTACTTGGCAGTAACCTGCGGTTGCTTGTCGGTCAATGTCTAAACGACCAGATGCAAAAGAGACAGAAGTGACAGTCGTATAAACATCATCTCCAACTGTCACGCGCCATTCTGGGAGCCATGTCATGGAGTCGCGTACTGCCTTAATGTGCCACGTTGGAATGCATCTGTGAGGACTTGATCGATAGCCTCAGCGATAGCGTTAGGATCTCCCACGCCTGTGTTAATAATAATAGTGTTTCCAGCAGAAGTACCTAAAGAGCTTGAATTAAAGGCTGCTGCATCTGCTGCGTTTTGCATGTCCAGCAAGTCTGCAAAAGCATTGGCTCTGGCTGTTGCTGATTCTGCATATTCTAGAATGGCTGCGATCGATCCGCCAGAAGTAGAGATGGGTGCAATAAAGTCGTTTACGGGTATGCCACTGGCTGCGACCCCGGTACTTGAACTGCCACCGCTTGAGCCGCCTGTTGCCAGGTTGATCTTGCCTAACAAATCAAGAGCCGCTTCTAGGTTTGTCAAGTTAATTAAATCTTTAGGCTTAAGGCTCTCTAAGATTGTTTTAATGTTTGCAAGTTTTAGATCTTGTCCCGTCAAAGCCCCAAGAATACCTATGTCTGCATTAAGTTTCTTAGTTGCAGCAGTAATAGCAGCTTCATCCTTAGAAGCCATAGCATCCTCGAGTGCAAGGATTGACTTCTTAACATTTAGTCGAGCAGTGTCATTAGCAATCTGAAGTATCTGTGAGCCATTAGTTGCCTTGCCTAGTTGCTCTGTTTGATTCTTAAGAGCTGCCTCATTCTGGATCTTCTCCATGTCAAAGACTTCTTCACCCTTGAGCAGGGCAAGGTTAGCCTTCTCAAGTGCAGCCTTTAGGCGAGCAGCCTTCAGTTGCTTAATTTGTTCTGCTGTGAGCTTTGTGTTTGTCTTAAGAGTTGCTACAGCATAATTTGATTGTAGTTCTGCTAAGTGAGACAAAGCAGTAGAGGAAGTCTGTTGCTGTTCTGCAATTTTTCTAGCATCTGATCCAAGTTTATTTACCAATTTTGTCGGTAAAAACATAGGGAGTTTTTGAACAGCATCTATAAACTTATTTAGGACTGGAATGTTTTTGGAAGCATCTCCAGCTTGCTTTATGTAAGCAACCAATTCGCCCATACCGCGAACGACATCTGCAACATACAGGGCTGTGTTTTCCATGTCTGTGGCAAAAGTAGAGACAGAATCATCATCGCCAAAAGCCTTGAGTGCATCGATCAAACCTGTACCAATGATCTCAGATACGTTGTTAGCTGCAACGCCTAACTTGTCAATCGAACCCTTAAAAGAATCTGCTTGTCGCTGTGCTTGTCCAGCAAACAACACGGTTAAACGAGAAGTAATTTCCTCAAAATTAGATGAAGATAATTCTGCCTTAGATAAACCAACACCTAAACGACCTAGTGCCTGTGTTTGTCCTAGGTAAGCCTTTTGTAAGCTCTGTGTGACTTGCCCTAAATCTTTACCTGTACCTGCACTAATGTCTAAGGCAAGCCCCATTAATTCCTGTGACTTTGTTACTGAGCCAGTTGCTCGAAGTAACCGATCCATGGCTGGACGAAGCTGGTCATCCATGACACCTGTTTGACGTTCTAAGTTACTTATGAATCCATTGACTGATTCAGCAGTAGATTCATTTTCATAACCAAGATTCTTTAATGTTTGAGCCAGAGAAGCCTGAGCTGCTTGATCTTCGGCAGCAGCTTTTACAGACCTCTTTGCATAAGCAAGAATCTGCTGACCACCAAAAGCAACACCTAAAGAGCCAGCAAGTTTTTTAACATTCTTACTAAGTTTTTCTGTCGAAGCTTCTGCTTGCTTAAAAGCCTTTTTGCCTGTGAACTCGGCAAGGATGTCAATAAATACATTAGCCATGATTAACCCCTTACTGTCGCTCTGTCATTAAGTTTGGCTGCTGTAGATTCAATCGCCTTGATAACCGCGGCTGTTGCCTTGCCATTGTTTTCTTCATAGGCACGAAACAAAGCTCGACCTTCCATCTTGCCATCACCCTTCATGGGTGAGCTGTACTTGCTATTTTGATTCTGCACAAAACGACTACTTGGAGTTTTGCGCCCCATAGTTTCGTAAATAGCACCAGCGGCACTTTTATTGAATACGCGAGCAAGAGATCTAAAACCTTTGTTATTGGGCTTTGAAGGTGTCGTTTTAAAGCCTACTCCAGCTTTGACAATTCTTGCGTTGTAAGTTGGGAATCTTCCTTCTGACATTTGTCGAGGAAGCCAACCACTCAATACCTTTGTTTGATCAGGCAGATAACCCCGGGCTGTTTTACTAATAGGTTTTAAGGCTAAGCCAATTTCAGCAGACATTTTCTTAGAAAGATCTGGAGTAAATTTACGGAGAGACTTGCGAAGTTCAATAGCGCCTTTTACGCTTGCTGGCATCGCTCACCTCTTTCGCTTCATCCTTAAGCCCCTGCACTAATGCATCGAGCATGGTCTTATCTAGATCTAATAACTGCTGTGGCGAGATCCCTAACCTAATGCTCAACCGAGCGATTAAGTAGGTGAACGGGAGATCTCGCTTTAAGCTAAAGGGTCTGAATCAAGCACCTCGACACTTTTGAGTGTCTCAATGAAATCCATACCGAAAGGCTTAACAGTTTCACCTGACCTGCGTGTTACTTCCCATGCTAACCAATAGACATCGCTCTGCTTTTCTTCATCGCGGAACGCCTTGTGGAAGCCCTTTTTAGCGTATTGCTCGAACGCATACTCCACGGCTGGAGTAATCTCGCCTTCTAATACGCTTCCATCATTACGAACTATCTTTAGTTTTGCCATGGTTTTGCCCCTTTATAGTTTGTTTAGAATGTGCCTGTTGATGCTACTGCGATTGTTGAGTTAGCAGTAAATGTAATGCTCTGTGTTCCGATGTCCCCGACAGCACCGTTAATGTCTGTGGTGTTGTTTACCAACAGAGAAACGGTATACAGAGGGTTGGTCGCTGAGACTGCTGTTCCCTTTGTCTGTAGGAATACTGCTGTAACAGTTGTTCCCCAGGCAGCTTGTAGTGTTGCCAATACATTGGCTGATGCTGTGTCGTTGAGGAAGTCGATTGTTACAGATGATGCTTCCAAGCCCTTAACGAACTTGTGTGAAGAATCGCCCATAGCTGTTACTTCTAGCTCATCGAATGTGCGGTTGATTGTTACTGATGTTACATGGTCTGAAAGATCGACTGAGTTAATCTTCACACCTACATTGTTATTTAGAAATACAGCCATGAGATTATTCCTCGTCCTTCTTAGTAGTTGCTGGCTTTGATACTGCTGGTGCTACCTGCCCGATCTTGATCAGGAAGGCTTCGTTCTCTTTTTCCCACTCGGACATATTAACTCCAACTCGTAAGGATTGATACGGACATCTCGCAGCTGAGTAGGTCACCCGATGCAGCGTTGAGAATACTAGGTGCGCTGATTGCGCTTACATTATAGACGAGAGATGATGCAGCGAGCTTAGCGAACACGCTACAAACTGTATCTTCTATCCCATTAAGGTTTCCTTCATTGTCAAACAATGGCACAGTCATAACAATCTTAAAGTTAGCCATTGGACTAATGCTTATGTGCTGATTGTTGCTAGGTGTTAAATAAGGATCATCTGGAGAGACAATCACAGAGTTAGCAAGGACTGTTGCAGGTGGAAACGCAAAGGTCTGCCACTTAGCGTTATCTACTAGAGCAGTGGCTAATGTGGTTCTAAGAGTAGTGACGGCAACAGGCATCAGCCCACCATCGAACGCGGATCAAGTGCGTGAGCGATCAATCCTCGCACCTTAGCGAGAAGCTGTGCGCTCATTCGGTAAGGGCTTGGCTGGAAATCGACAGCGTTACTACCTGAAAGGGTTGCAGTACGCGCTTGCCAGATTTCAACAGATATCATAAGAGCTGCTTGCTGGATTGCTGCATCTAATGCCCAGTCCACATAAGTGTCTGCTGTTACTGTGCCAAAAGGAAGCACTGGATGCTCTACTGCTGGAGTGTTATTGTTGCCAGTAATGTTAAAAGTAATTGAGTAATCGCCTACTCCAGTGAGAGTCTTATTGCCATTAAACTTTGATCCGTTGCCACCTATGACAACAGTCTGACCAACATAAAAGACCTTCTCTACCTTGTCCTCAAAGTAAAGAGTGCCCGTTGTCGCTGTGTTGCTATGAGCAATGTTATAGACAACATTAGTCCAGAGCATCGGAAACAATACTGCATCCGTAGCATCACAGACTTCTTGCAAGGTGGCATCTGGATACAATGTGCCAACGCCAAGTGTAGAGCGTAACTCACTGACTGTCGTTAGTGCCATTCCTTTTCCTTTCTAAAGACTCTAGGGAGTCAGAGGGCTACTGACCCCCTAGAGTGTACTTAGTTACCTGTTTTTATTAAGTTAGGTTGAACTTACGAACACCCTTACCTGACTTAGCAAGGTAAATTGCCAAGTATCCGTAAAGGTTGATTTCGATTTCGCCTGTTGTCAATACATTGACACGAAGCTGTGTTGTTGGTGATTCCCATGTGTAAACAGATGATGGAGCAACCAAGAACATTGAGTTATCGATTACGCCTGAAGTTGTGATGTTGTGATCCACAATTAGGTCTGTGCCAAGTACGCCACCAACTACTGATGTAGCTACTGCGTTACCTGATGCATTCTGTGTAGCACCTTGAGCTGAATACAGGCTACGTCCAGTAGTGTCCGCAAATCCTGCAATCGCTGCCCAAGCATCAGTCGAAGCAACTAGCTTGTTAGCAAAGTCTCCGCCTGTACCCTTGTAAGCTGCTGCGCCTTCTACTGATACGAATGACTGCAATCCAGCTGCTGTTGCTGCTGTTGCTGTTGCTGTTGTTCCAGCTGAAACATAAGCAGCTAGAAGTGCTGCATCTGTTGCCTTCTCGTAAGATTTACGCAACTCAGCCATCAAGAGTTCCATAAATGCAGGCTGGCTGCGGTCTACGAGCTCAAAACTCACGCGGTTCAACGCACTGAACTTGTTGATGTCAATCGTGTCATAACTTGAAGTCATGCCTGTCTCAGATGGTGCTGCACCTTCGTTAGTGTCTGCAGTTGTTGGTGCAACGTCTGGAGTGCTCGCATTGGTATAAAGGCGAGGCACAGTAAATGACATACCAGATGGCAAAAGAGTTGATCGGGTGGCAGCTTCAAATGCTGGTCGACCAGTAAATGTGTCTGTAATAAATGTGTCTAGGTGTGGTGCAAGTGTCAAGCCTGTGTTTGTTGATGTTGAGTCATCTGCTGCGCGAACTACGCGGCGTGCTTCGTCATCACCAAGAGCTGCCTTGATGTTTGCTTCTAGGTACTGTGCTGATGTAATTGGTGCTACGCGCTCGCGCACGAATGTAGTTGCTGTCACTACAGTTGGGCGAGCAGCTTCAACCGCTGCTGCTTCTACTGCTGGTGCTGCAACTGTCTCTGGAGTATTCTCCACAGCTGTCTCGCTTTCTGTTGGTGTGATTTCTTCTTCTACGACCTCTGGAGTTTCCTCAGCCGCTACATCGATAACTTGAGCAGACTTAAATGCTGGCTCTGTTACCAATGAAACTTCTAGCAACTTGGCAGCTGATACAAACATCACATTGCCTTTTTGCTTTGATTTAATTACCTCTACGCCTACTGAAAGACCTGATTGCAATCCTTCTTCTGCAAGGATTAGAGCTTCTGATCCACGGTTAGATCGTGAGACTTTGAACGATGCATAAATTCCATCTTCTTGCTCTGTGAACTGGGTAGCCTTCCCTAGGGGTTGGCGTGAATCATGCTGATTAAGTAACTTGACAGTCTTAGGATCTTCTGGAAGTGCAATTGCGCCCTTCTCGAATACGACCTTACCTGCTGAAGTGTTACCAACTTCGCCTGTACCTGCTGGCACGATCTTGCCTGAGATTAAGCGTTCCTCAACATTGGCAATAAGTCCTGCCGTGAAGGTAATTACTTGGTTTTCCATTATTCGATTCCTTCGCTGCCGTTAGGCGTTAGATCTTCCATCTCCATTGCTTGCTCAACTGTGATCAAGCCTAGAGATAACATCTTTTCAATTACTAGCAATCGCTCCATTGGTTCAGTTGCTAAGAATGATGAGGAAACATCAAAGCGCACGGAATTTCCTCTGGCGGTGATGTCATCCATAGAAAGCCTGTCCTGAATTGCATTTACATAGGGAGCGACAGACAGAGAATAAAATTGCTTGCGCTCGTCTAATACATTTGCATATGTCATGCTGTTATTCATTTCAGCTGACAAAAGGTAAGCAGGAATCGAGCATAATCTGGCAATTTCGGTGCTGAGGAATTGCTGCGCAGAATCGTACATCATGTCTTTAGGTGAAAATGATGTTGGCTGATATTCCAAAGTGCTTGTTAAATATGCAGTTGAACGATTTTGTCTAGCGTTCTTCCATGCAGCAAGAAGTCCGGCAATCTCTTTAGGATCTAGGTCTGCACCATTGTTGCGAAGTACTCCAGAAGGCATCGGAGTCTGTGCTGCTAATACTGCTGCTTTGCGAAGATCGATTGCAGCTCTGATTGTTTCAGATCCGCGCTCTAAGATACCTTCATCGTATGCTTGAAATGTAACAAGTGATCCAAGCCCTGACATAGGCACTGCAACAGCATCGATGTAGTACTGAGTAACTGTCATTCCATAAAGGTCTGTTGTAAATGTAACCTTCACATTTGGGATCCATTGGAAGCGAGATGGTCTTCCATCTTCTGCATAAACTTCTGTAACCTGCCAATAAGCAACGCCATACATAAGCAATGAATCAACAGTCCACGCCATTGTTACAGAGCGTGGCTGGTTAAGTGCTGGCTGATCAACCCAGATTGGGTTGCCTAATTCTTCACCTGTTGAAGTGCGATACAAGTTAAGTGGAAGATCTCCAACGACTCCAGCAATCAAGTTGCGGCATCGAGCTACTGAAGGAACTGACATTGCTTCGTTGCGATTGACTCGCGGCATGATGTAGTTGTAAAGGGAGTTAAGATTTTCTCCCATAATAGAAGGGGCATATTGCGCTAAAAGCGATGAACGCTTATCTTCAGAGATTGCTTCAGTTTTGCGAAATAGACCCATAGTCATAAATTGTAGCATTTGTCAAGTAATTAGACAACACACCCTCGGTGTGTCTAAACATGTATTTGAGGTTTAGGCTGAGGGATCATTAGCTTGCTGACTGCCATGGCGATCCCGATAGGTGCTGAGATGTCACCTGCTGACTTGCGTTTGATGATGCGCCATGCCGAATCGTTTACCTTAGCTGCACAGTTATTCATCTGTTGGATAAACTCGGCTTGACCATTGTGAACCACGCGATGATTAACCAAGCCTTCTAATAAGTCTCCGCATGCCTTGTAGAATTGCTGTCCACTTACGTCCTCGCAGACAACACCACTATTCGTTAAGCGATCTGCAATCGTTTGAGTAGCGTATTTGTCAAAGCAAACTAAGCGTGGCTTATAAATGTCACACCATGCCTTTATACTCGCAGCCATTTTTAGCTCATCAATAGCAACCTGAGAGCTGTAAGTCTCTAAGATCCCAATACCGATTCTGCCGTCAGGAAGTAATTGACCTGCGACCAATGATCCGTTCCTGCGTGACGGACTGACATCGAAACCGAATACAGTATACGCGCCTACTGCCATCTCAAGCTCGGAGTCAGATGTTTCCTCAAGAATGCCATGAGGCCACGGGCTACTGAGTGAGTCGATCCATTGGCAAAGTGTCTCGGTACGCGTGTTTTCAATCGGTGAAGTAGCAATCGCTTCCTCAATCGCCTCCTCGGTAATGGTGTACCCCAGAGAAGGGTTAGCCATAGCCCAAGCATTGCGGTCTGTTATCTTGCAGTATTGAGGTGCTGAGTATTCGTAGAATCCAAAGGACTTTGGTGGATAGTCGATAGCTCTTTCTCGTAGGTCGTTGAGTACAGTGCTGAAAGCGTCTCCTGCATTAGAGGTAAGAAGCGTTTGAGAGTTTGGGTGAGCTCTAGTTGTAGGAGTAGCAGCTCTAAATCCATCTTCTGTGATCTCTCGGACTTCATCGATGTACAGCAGTCCATTGACTGATCGACCGCGAGAGCCGTCTCTAGTTGCTGCGACAACATCGAGCCTTGCTCCAGATAACATCTCAATAGACTCTGTGCCGTTGGCGTGTCTGATTTGTTTGACGAATCCTTTGAGGTGGTCATTTGTCTCCAGTAGATGAGTAACTTGTCTGAATGTGTCTAGTGCCATACTTCTGTTTGAGGACATGATAAGCACATTGGTATTCCACTTTATGAGGTGTGCCAATATGAGCATACGCGCTAAGTGGGTCTTTCCGTTCTGCCGCGCTACCAATATCAGGTTTGTCTTACGAATCCAGTTGCCCTTCTTGTCCACAGTGAGCATGTCCTTGAGCACAAACTCCTGCCACGGCATTAAGGGCATCTTTACGATGTCACATAGATCTTTAACGTCTTGCAGCTTGTTTTCGCCCTTGAGAAGTGGACTGTGAAGCCGTGGTTTGGTTGCCCCTCGTAGGGCTTTGGACTTCTTGGGCTTAGTTGTCATTGGTCTGGATCAGGTCGGGTCTTAAAAGGACTGTCCAGCATCGGTTCGGACTGCATCGGGGAGATATAGG